AAGCTGCCCCAGCTGCTCCGGTGACATCTCTGCCAGCTGCCCCGTCTGCCCCGCCTCGCCGGACAACTTGCCCAAGTCTCCGGCAAGCTCGAACACTGTGCGCGCTGCGCTCACCTTGGATGACGCCGGAGCGTCTGGGTCAATCATCACAGTTTTGAGCGTTCCAATAGCCATATTGGTCAGCTCGCCTGCGTATATAGTTTGTCTCGCCTGCCGGATAGCGGCCTGAATGTGCGGCGCTCTGGTAAGCCTGTAGGCCGCCTGCTTTGGTTGGGCATATCCGGCTTGGCGCGCGGCCTCTGTCGGGTTCATATTGCCGGTGACTAGGTGATCAATAAAAGCCAGCTGCATATCAGTATTACCACCGGCTACCGGCGCTTTATGGGTGGGTTCTTTTTGTGTAGATTTCATGCCCTATGATAGCTTGTTGATTTGTTGTTGACTATATGCCCATTCTGGATATACTCACCCCACCAAAGCAATCTCGCTTTGGCAAAAACTGATGAGGTAAACAATGGGAACGAGAGCAACATATGAAATTGATGGCGAGGTTTTTTATTGCCATTTTGACGGATACCCACAAGGCGCGGCGGCGCGCTTTGCGGCGATGGTTGGTAAGCTGCACGAGGTTACCGATTACGGCACAATCAGAAACAACGGCGGCGGCATGGGCTTTGCCTTTATTCGCGGCGCTGATGACGCCCAGCCAACCGAAAGCCATGAGGCGCACGGCGATGCCGAGTATCGATATATCTGCTATCGAACTTCTGAGGGCGTAGTCTTAACCGCTCATGCCCGCATGGGTTTCAACGGTGGATGGCATATCATTTACAGCGGCGCGCTGTGGGGCTTTATAAACGCATTCACGCCAGACCTTGAGCGGCGTGCGTGTGTCGTGCCGCTTGGTCACAGCTGCGGCACTGGCTCGCTGGTCAGTGTCCGGCAGCTGCGTAGCCTGAAGGACTCCGCCGGAGTGTCTGAGGCTTTCCAAAAGGCGGCACGCCTTATTGGTTGCAATGCAGCGCTTGACCAAATCCGCTATGCAATCAAACAATCAGGCTACGAGCGCGGCGACGAACTGTCGGGCAATGTAATGCGCGGCGGCTTGCTCGCCGCTGCGGAGTAATTGTCATGCTTGATTATATCATTTTCGGCATTGTCGATAACGGCGTGATGATTTTAGGCGCGTTTACGGGTTTGGAGGTCGAGCGGTATTTGCCGCAGCGCTTCCGGCTCGGCGCAATCATGCCGATTGTCGGCGCTGGCATTGGTAACACTGTCAGCGATTTCATGGGCGGCGTTGCAGCTGGTAGCCCCGCCCTTGCCATCGGCACGGGTATAGGCTGCCTCATTGGGCTGCTGTTTATTCCGGCCTTCATGCAATTCATCAAGCCAGCGGAGGGCGGACAATGACCGGAGATAAACTCATAAAGCTTGTCCCGAATTGGGTGGCTGTTCTGCCAATTCTGCTTAATGGCTTGCAGAACGGCGACAGCAACGCGCAACAAATAGCGCGGCAGGAGTTGGAGCGAATGGCCGCAGCGGCTGACGCCTTCAATGCGGACGAAACAAGGCCAACTGATGAGCCGCTAGACGGGTAGCGGCGAAACGCTGGGGCGTGTCCTGTATCCGCCCCGGCGTCTTGGCAATCCCGCCAAACAAAACTGATGAGGTAAAAAAATGGACGTTGGAAAAATTATTATTCAACAAATTAGGGGTTTCGACCCACTGGCTTTGATGGCATGGCGGGCAAGGGATTTCGTTCTTGTCGATGCCGGAAGCCATGCCAAAAGCATTTCAGCGAAATGCGATTGGCAAAAATTCGGCGCACGAAAAACAAACTTTGCGCCGACAGCCAGTCACGCGGGGGGCGTAATATTCAGCATCGCAAACATGCCAGCTTGTAAAAGGGGCGCGGTGCATGTCTTTCTCAACCATTCGGACGAATATGACGTCTTAGTCACAAAGCCCCCGCGTGAATTAGGCGAAAAGTCTGCGGCAGTAGTCGCGCAAGCTACGGGCGTTTATTGCGACATGCTCCCCACAATAATTGATGACATGCTGAACGGTGTCATTTGTCACTCCGATGTGGTGATGGACTAATGAAGTTTATCGCAACAGGGTTTTGGTTTTTGTGCGCTGGTCTGGCTATGAGTGGCGCGCTTCAACTTCTTGCGCGGCGGCGGCGGCGCGGTGGGACAATCGTAAACATCCGCACGGGTGAAATCCAACGAGCCGGAGGGTTTTCCATAGATGACCAGCGGAGCGAAATAATGCAGAGCGAAAGGGGCAAGGCATGAGCGAAAAATGTCCAAGATGCGACAGCGGCGAACTCGGCTTCGGAGAGGTCGGGGATGGCGTTGAGTATGAATATTGGGACTGCAATGAGTGCGAAGCGCAATTCTATGTGCCTATTGAGATAGTGCGCGACTTTGCAAACATGGAAGACCAAGAGCAGCCAACTGATGAGCCGCTGAACGGGTAGCGGCGAAACGCGAGCGGCGCCAGCTGGTCGCGTCTTGGCAATCCCGCCAAAAAACTGATGAGGTAAACAATGAAAGATGAAATAGAAACTAGGCATATGACGCTGGATGCCGATGACGTAGGCAATGCGCTTGGGTTATTGGAAGAAGTGGCAAAAGGCTTGCGGAAGCACCGAGATGAAACGCTCGGCGGCGGCTGCCCTGATACGCTCACGCAAGTATTTATGGCGCATGAAGATGTGCAGTATGAACTTGAGCGCATCCAAAATTTGCTTGAAGCATTCCCGTATAATTTTACGGAAAACGAAAGCAAGTATTTCTATCTATCCGGCTCTTTCCAGTGCCATTTCGAAAATGAAAACCACTGGGTATATTTAATCGAGTTGGTTGCGCCCGACACCAGCGAAAAGGTTTTTGTTCAATGGACAGAAAGCTATGAACTGGAAGAAGGCGACGTCATTGCAAGTGTCTGCAAGGGCGAGATGGATGAATATATCGACCAATACGGAGAAAGGGAGGCAGCGTGATGCTGATTACTGTATTAAATTTTGAAACGGGCGCGGTAGATACGCACGACTTTTACCAGTATGACGGGCAATCGGCAGAAGATGTTTTGCTGCGGAAATATGACAGCTTGGACAATCTGCAATGGATGGCTCACGATGAAGACCCTGATGAGTTTATCGAGCGCTGGCATACGGATGATGCGAAAGTCACTTGCGAGTGGCTCACCGATGACCAAGCGCGGGAAGTTATGGAGGGTTATTTAGACCGCTGTAAATCCGATGACTTTGAGGTCATTGCTATCATAGCCGATATGATGTTCCCCGAACCGGAGGAGGCTGCGTAATGGCTGACGGACACGACCCCAAAACCGCCTTGCAGTTTGAGCGTATTCTAAGCTGCGCCAATCGCATCATCTGGGAAGTCGAGAACACCGACACAAGCGAAGCTTGTGCGGCTGACGCGGCAGCCATTAACAGCGTGGCATGGGAACTAATAAACCTGACCCGCGATGGTATAGATGAAACCACCTAAAACGAACTCCGGCGGCTGCGGCTGCCGGAGTTTTTACTACCCCTAATTTTCTCAACAGTGTTAGAGCAGAGCCACAAATGCACAAAATCCTACAAATTGCTTATGATTTACGTCACCAGCTGGACAAGCTACCTAACGGCGGCGGCTGCGATGTGGATGGTGACGAAACCGACATGACCGCACGGCAGCGGATGGTGCTTATCATTCAGCACTTGGAGAAAGCAGAGCCACAATCTATCGAGTGACCGGCATGCAAACACCAAACTTTTGGTGTGGAAGCTGGTTGGTTCTTGTCGCGTAGTCAAAGCACTCCCACCAATCAATGTTTGGAACTGCGCCGATCAATGCAAAGCTTCCATCAGCAGAGCGAGAAAAAAGCATAAAGACGAAATCAATCTCCATCTTTAATCGCCTTGCGTATCTGACAGTCTCGACACTTACATTCGTATGTGGATTGTGATATTTCCGAGTTACCGATTACCTCATCAGTATCGGTTGGCGGTCTGGCTTCGGTCAGGCCGCCTTTTTCTTGGGACACTTCAAATCCAACAGCAGCGTATCCGGCAATATCAACCCAACTATCTCTGTGATTGGGCGATTGCTGTAGTCTCGCAATCTTTTGCAAAATGTTAAGCACAGCCACATCGCTATCGCGTAATTCACTGACACCAGACAGGTATGCCCGCCATAGATCAGCGATGGCTTTTTGATTGGCGCTAGGAGAGCCATAGGCATCGTTTCTAGCGCCGTTCACCAACTCGCTGGCCTCATGTAGCAGATTAGAACGGAAGTTCATCATTGAACTCCCCTTCGGGTATTTTGACACTCGATACAGTAGAGCCGGGGAAGACTGTCTTGACATGGTTAACCCATTTCTTTGTGTCCTCATGGCTTTCGTAAAAACGCAGTAACTCCCGCAGCGTCATAATATTGACGCCATCAACCGGCTGAACCAAATCAACGGCATCAGCGTCATGGCAGATGGCGTAGTGCTGGCCGGTATCACCTGAGACATGCCAAACCTCTGGACTAGCCGGTTCACGGCCAAGCTTTAGGGCTTCAGCATCGAGATAGCGGTATCCTTTGATAAGATTGTCACCCTTGAGGCGTATCTCGTCTATCACACCAGACTGTAGCGCTGTGTCGAAAGCCATGCGCGCCATCTCAAATCCTTCAGCTGTTTGCGGTGATACACATCTCTCCAGTTTCCCGCTTCCCCACTTCCTTTCCATTTGCACGGCAACCTCATCGACGGTCTGAATGATAGCATCGATGCGTCTTGCGTTTGCTTCGAGGTAGGCTTCCTTATTTAATAGCGGGTCTGGTCTTTCATAAACTCTACTCATCGCGCTGCCCTACTCTTTGTGGTTACGCCACCGCTACGCGCCATAAGCGCGGTTGCGGAAGTAACCGCTAGGGGGTGTGGGGGGGTTACTTCCGCTACACTTCCGTCCATTTCCGCACGATTTAGGTCATTTTGGATACAAATAGCCCATGATGGATGTGGTAAATTTTCACCGAAAAAGCTCCACTTCCGTAAACCTCGACACGTTTCTGCGGGTTTGCGAAGATGGCTTCCGGTAAAACTGTCTACATGAGAATAATTCTCAAGACACTTCCGCGAATGTTTACATGCACTTAACTGTGTTTTGGCTAAAATAGGCAAAAACTTACTTCCGGTTGCGGAAGTAACCGGAATTGAACTTTCTGGATACACTTTAAGCATTATTCTGCCCCTTGCTTGAGACTGACGTTCCCGACTTATCGGACGCATCCAGCGTTTCCGACTTACCTACCGGCTCTGTCGTGCGGAACGTCTCTAACTCAACTAACTTGTCGTGGAGGCGAAGCACATCTTCACACCACTCCGCATCGGACTTGTCACCGTTTCCGACGACTGCTTCGTTGTGAGCGTTTGGCGGCAAGGCGAGGAGAACATGAAAGACGCGATTATCTTTTGCCCCGGTGGCAGACGTCACCCGGTAAGACAGCCCTGACTCGAAAATGATGTGCAATGCGGGGACATCATCAAAGCGGATTTGTGCTTCACAAACATTGTCTGCGCCCTGCATTAAAAATCGTTCATCGGCCGATGAGGGTCTGGGTGAGCGTATAACCATGGCGCTGCGGTGGCGCTCGGATACGTCAACAAGCTCCCATTCGATGCCTGCCTCGCAATAAAAGCCTATTGCCCGCAGCCGGTGGCACAGCAGCATTGTTTTGCTGGCTAGGCTGGAAGCGTCAGGCCGTATTTCTCGCACTGTTCTATGAACCATTTTTCAGTCTCCTCGTCTTCGATCGTAATTTCGCCAGCCGTGCATTCATCACACTCTGTCCAGTAATTGATGTTAAATCCTCCGGGCGTATAGACGGGTAGGCTTCCCCTCCCCTCGCATTCCGGGCAAAAAACCGTTTTCGGCTCAAACTCTTCTTCTTCACTCATCTGTCCCCCAAGTCGGCTTCGGGTCGAAGTCTTTAAGGACTTTGAGGCCACGGGTTTTCTTGCTTGGGTCAACTATTGAGTTTTCCAGATAGCCTTGGCTTATCCATGCCTCCAGATAACCGCGCGCTGCGCCGTGAGGCATTCCGTATTCGCCCTTCAGCCATGCTAAAAAGCTTCGCGGCGTGTTTGTTCCGACAGCGAATGGGTCGAGTGCGAACCATCGGTTGCTGATTTCCTTGAAAATTTCTTGCGTCTGGCGCGTATCCAAGGTCGCGCTGCGCTCGATAATTGAGTTTACCTCGCTTGTGCGCTCTTCAAGAAACCCGCTTTCGCCCCGGATAAAGGCTTTCGTCTCTCTGTCCGCGACATCGTTTACCTTAACGACACCGCCACAGATTGCGTGACCCACTCCGCTTTCGAAGCCCATGCGTTGGGCGACAACACTCTCTTCGCTCTCCGGCATCTGCCAAAGGGCGTAAACCCAGCGCGCGCCATCGACCAGCGCCGTTGTCCCACGGATTGCTTCCCGCGCTTGCGCGCCCTTACGGATACTAAAGCTGCCTTCCTTACGCATATGGTGGGCAACCAAGACTGTCGCGCCCGTTTCAACGGCTAGGTTGGATAGCATTGACCAGAAAAACTGCGCGGCCGCCGGGTCGGAGTTTACGTCCGCATGGACAAACGCTTGCAGCGGGTCAAAAACGATAAGCTTCAAGTCGCCTAGCGCAACCAGCTGCTCATGCAACATCGCGTATTCGTCTGTCGCTACATAGCCCTCGCGGGTATCCAGCACGAAACCGAGCGGCCCACCGGCATCCGGCAGCGGCACAACGAACAGCTTATCTTCTGCCCGCGCACGGATTGTTTGGTCGGGAAGACCATCGATACGCCGGTGGATGCTGGCCATGCTGTCTTCAGCACCAATAAACACCGCTTTGCCATACTGGGTTATTTCGTGACCAAACATTCGCTCGGTGTGCATAGAACTGTCGCCGCCCGCGACCTTACAGACAAACTCCAACATCATGCCGGACTTGCCTACACCACCTTGAGCAGCAATAAGCCCCGGAACACGCATGGGTAGAACGCCATTTACTAACCATTCTTGTTCCGGGGCTTTACCGGCAAAGCGCCGGATATTCCAATCCGTAATGTTAAGGTCACTTTGCCTCGACGTTACAGCTGGAGATATTCTTTCGGTAATTGTGCTGGCGGCCGCGCTGGTGGCGCTGCCACGCTCGTTTTCCTTAACTGCCCGCAACTCGCCTTGCATAGCGCGCTTCAGCTGATACTCAGCAGTCTCTGAAAACAGACGGATACCACGGCCATCATGGTCAAGGCTTTCGCCCCTAGCAACGACATTGCGCGCATATGCTGGATAGACCTCATCGATCATCCACTGCATGGACGGTATTTCGCCCTTCTCTTTCCAATGACTTGCAATACCGCCAATAACACACTCGACCATGTATTGCTTTCGCCCGTCTGTGCGTCTCTCTTTACCAAACATGCCGGTGTCTATGACGTTCCCGACTTCACTGACTTTGGCTGCGGGGCTGGCTTGCAACAACGGCTCGGACGGTTCTGACAAGAGGGACATAAGCCACGCGGGCGCGTCCACGACTGGACTGTCGTTAATACTGTAAGGCCGACCTGACATATGAACGCTTGGAGCGGCCACAACGAACCCTCCCTCGCCCCGGATGTCTATCCCGTTGCCGAGAATGTTCGTTCCTGTCTTTACAAACGTCCCTTCGGGCGCTCGGAAAAAGAAGTGCCGACCACCAGACCCGGTTACAGCTGTAAGCGTTTCTGGGAAGTCCTCGTTTTGCATCTGCAAATCGTGCAGCGTGTCTTCTCCGTCTTTGCCTTCGCCAATATCTACGTCCACGACGAAGATGTTTCCGCTGACAGCGCCGGTTACGATGCCAAGATTGTTCTCGCGCATCCGCCCATCGAACCACAGTTCCAGCGTTCCCCGGTCAGGCAGTTTCTTCTGAAATGTTTTCCAGCTGTTAGCCGCAGGGTGCTTACCCGGCGAATGACATGACGCCCCGGCGCTGCACGAGCAGCTGCCATCGGGCTTAACATAATGAACAGGCACTACACTGAAGCCCTGTTCCAAATATTGTATGGCGTGTTTTAATTTCTGATTCATTGTTCCCTCCACCTCCTATAAAAAAATGCGGGGCGGCTAGGAGGAAACCGCCCCGCAAAACGCAGCTAGATGACTTGACTGGACATACCTCCAGAGAAGTCACCACTTGCTACGTTGTCAGCCGCTGGCGAGGGATCGTTTGCCTGCGGCTGTGCCTGCGTCACTGGCTGGGTTGCGGACGCGGCATTTCCTGAGTTTGGAAACTCTGCTTGGGCAAGGCTGTCCGGGGCTTCCATCCAATCAAGGATTTCGAAGTCGTGGACTTTTGTTGGCCCGCCGTATTCTTTCGTGAACACCGCTTTCTTCACGCTAACAACCGGAACTTTCGAACCAAAGTTCGGGGAGGCTTCGGCAGCGGCGTAGAGTTTCTCCATGAAAATCTTGTGGCCTGCGCTCATGCTTGACCAAATTCGAAGCGGCGCAAGCTGACGACCATCATCGCTTACAAAGTTTTTCTCGCTGTAAACCATGACTTGAAAAGCGCGGCCATAGGCTGGCTTCTCTTCACCAAAAGACATTTGCATCTCTGTCGGCCGCGAAATTGCTTTGGGGTCGTTGCCCGGCCACGGAATGAAATCCCGTCCACCAGCAATCTTCAGCCAACCCAGCTGAATTTTAGCGATGTCGATAAGAATTGGGTTAGTAAGTTCGCCCGCATCGCTTTTCAAGCGAACATCATCAAGACCTTCTGGGTCATTTACGATCCAGACGTTCTCTTCAATCATGTGACGAACCCACGGCAGCGAGCTTCCGCCGCCATCATTACCAAAATCAATAGCCATTAGTCTTCTCCTTCAGAAGTTCTAGGGATAAAGGCGATAGTGTCTTGCTTATCGCCGGGGCGGATTTCCGCCCGATACAGGCTTTCGAGGACATTCTTCGCGTGATTGCGAACAATGCTTGCCTCGATGCCTGCCAACTCGCAGACTGCGAAGAAATCTTCTTCGTCAAAAAGCAGCCAACAAATTGTTTCTTCGGTGCGGCGGCGGTATGTGACCGGATGCCATTCATGGGCGTCGAGTAACGCCCGATAGATGACATGCGCCCAAAGCATTTGCTCCGGGCTGTGAGGTCGCTCGTGCCACTCGCTCTCAAACTGTGAATATCCATCACGCGCCTGTCCCAAAGTATTTCTCCCTGAGAGTGTTTGCTCCGTTCCAATAGAAAGAAGACGGATCGTGTGAGACGTATTTAACGAGTTCAGAGGTTTCAACGGGGAGGTCGAGGATGCGGTTCATGGCCGCTAGGTTTGTCTTGATTAACGTGATGAACGGATTTGTGTCGTGTAGTTCCCGATACACAATCGGGTCGGATTTACGTTTAAGTGAGTAAAGGAAGCGCACCCGATAGTTGGTTACGCGCTGGTAAAGAGCCGCTTGAATGCAGTGATCCAGCTGCCGAGACTTTAATGACCATTCCTCCGGCGCGCTGCCGGGGCATTTAAGGTCAATAATCAAGCCATCCTGTTCCCACATAAAGTCGAGAAAGCCGATGACGGGAATGAAGTCATTATCACCGTCACCAAACTTAATGCTAACTTCCCCGTTTGCATCTAGCGGGTGTTGCGCCTTGCCAAAGCTTTTGTGTTTGGGGTCAGGCTTCGTCGGGACGCCCAATGGGCGCATTTCATTGACTGCGTTTTCCGTGCGGTAGTTTAGTTCGTTAGTATATTTCTCTACCAACTCATCTACTGCCGGGTCGCCCTTTCTCAATGATGCAAACTTATCAATGGTTACTTTGTTGTATTCATCCGTCGATGCGTCTGGATTGAACAAACCAAACTCGACGCCATCTTCAACACTTGAACCAATGTCCGCAGCGATGCTGTCGAATGGGAATTTCTCTTTCATTATATATTTAGTGATGTAGGCGCATGGCGCGGTCATCATCATCTTAATCTGCGTAGCGCTGACCCTCGTTGTGCCTCGCTTTGTAAAACCATTTGCTGGTAGTGCCATTTTCTATTCTCCGTTATGTCTATCGACAAAATCAACATCAAGGGCATCAAAAAAGACAGCCCCGTAGAAAGCAATCAATGCCGCGTCAGCGCGGCCATCATCTTTGCGGCGGCTGAACAAGTCGGCATACATTGGAAAGAGTTGAGCAGCGCGCGCCCGGCTGCCATCCTTCCCAGACGGGACATGGCAAGCGTTACGCCATTTTTGCGGAGTAACGACAGTGATCGGAATTT